GTCATTCGCATTGTTTTTAAAATTTTTTCTGTTTCTTCATCATCTTTTAATATTAATTGTTTAAAATATTTTAACATTTGTTTTTGTTTTTGTATAAAATCTTCTGAATTATGTTTTTCTTTTATAAAATCTACCAATGACATTAAATTTTGTGGCGTTCGCTCAAATTTAAAAAAATTTTCATTGTTTGTAAAACACCATTTTAAAAAATCTGCATGATGAAATAAAAATAACGCTTTTAAAATATAATAGGCAAAAACATTTGTTTTCTCTTTATAAAGATAATTTCTTATACTTGAACTAATACTATCTTTTTCATATAAACTTTGATAATCCATTCCCATAAATCTTAATATTTTTATTATTTGAAATATTGAAAATATCTGTTCAAATTGAATACAAAATCTATTATACAATAAAAAGGTCTCAAAATCTGTTTTTTTTTCTAATAAACTATATGAACAAAATGCACAATTAAATATTGTCCCCCAAAATTCGGCATATGTTTCTGTTATTTCTAAATTTTTCAATGGATAAATTTTATTTATTTCTTTTTTAAACTTTACGGTCGAATAATTTGCAAAATCCAAACCCAAAGAATGAAAAGTTTCATGAATAAATACCTTAAACCATTCTTCTCTGCGAAATAAAATTATTTCTGTTTTTTCTAAACATCCTGTTGTAACAGCTGTATTACAATGTATTGGTGATAAAATATCAATAGAATTTTTGGGTAATTTTTTTTTAAAGGGTGTCATATATAAAAAAATTCTTATTTCTTTTGAACAGGAAGGAGAAGAATATTTAAATGCTATTTTCAACCATGTAAACATAAATGTTACATATTTAAAATATTTACTTATATCTTCATCTTCAAAAAGAATAAAATTTATTTCAACATTATGATCATTAACATCCATATTATATTGAATTACATGTCCTTCATTATTTTTTATATATTCTCTTATTTTTTTTGGAACATAGGTAGATGAAATCATATCAGAACTCTTTAAATTCTCCTTTGTTAAAAACTTTTCTTTTATATTTCTTTTTTTAATGTGAAAATCTGCCACATTTATATCATCAAATATTTTTTGATAAAATTTATCAACTTCTTTTTGTTGTGAGGAAGATTTTTTTTTAATAAAAATATTAAATTTATCTATTAAAAATTTTAGAAAAAATTCTGAATCTTTCGAAAATTTCATATTATATATAATATATTATTTTTAAATCATTGTAATTCTTTTCGTAATCTCATCAATCCTATCCAAACCTCAGGTTTTTTTCCTCTTACAAAATGTTGTAATTTTGCATCCATTGTTTTAATCAACACATTTTGTGCATCAAAATTTTGTGTAAATTTAGCTCTCCATGCTGCTTCCATTTCATCTTTTCCACGACCATCTTTCCCAAAAAAATCACCATCAACCTTAATATTAGGTTCTCTTAATACGAGCTTTTCCTTCTTTCCATCTGCATTACGTTTTGTATAAATTCCTGTTTTACCTCCGGCAGCTTTTGCTTTAACAGGATCTGTAGATATATCAGATTTACTATCTAACGAAAATAATAAAGAAAATTCACGATTGTTCTTTTTAAATTTGGATGCATGATAATACCATTCAACACCATTCCATCTATGTCCATCCAATATAAATGGAGAAACCGAAAAATTACTTAGCATCTTTCTCCAATTTTTAATTTTACTTAAAGGAAGAAATTCATCTTTTTTTGATTCATCCAATGTTTCTCCTGAACCCCGCCCGGGAAAATCATCGCGCGATTTTGAATAAAATTGTAAAACTGTTTTTGAAGAATATAAACTTTTATCATCTTCTTCGTTATTTTTTTCTTCAACACCTAACATTGCCTTAAATTTTGGAATAAATGAAAATTTACCCGAATTCTTTTCCATACACTTATTAATAATTAATTCTCTTATACCATATGGTATTTCATTAAATTTTAATATCTTTTTACCTTTCCATGTTATTAATTTGTAATGGGAACCCGTATGATCAAGTATGATATAATATTTTGGTTTAAATACATCATTTCTAATTTCATCGTCACTATTTATTTGTCCACATAATAAAACATTGTCTAAATTATTATTTTGATAATTTTCACTTGATAAAACTATCAATTTTATATTAAAAATAGTCTCTAATGTTGAAAGAGTCCATGTTTCAGCCCAAAAATCACATGTTTTAATTAATTCTTTCATATCTTCAAATGATTGAACATCTTTCATATGTTCAAATTCTTTCAAATATTTTTCCGCCGTTTCTCTATCTTTTTTTAATTTAGAAAAAGTTTCTTGAATTTTTTTTGCTTCTTCAACAATTTTTTTATATTCTCCACGATCACTTGTTTTTACCTGAGAAGCACGAATTCTCATACCATCATGGATCTTTTTTAAATTCTCCAATTGTTCATTATCTTCTTCCACTTCATCTTTAAACATACCATAAAAACTTTTCCAATTTTCAAACATTTCTCTTGTAAAATCTTTTGATAACCTTTCTCTCATTTTTGAAACCGAAATTTTTTTACCAATACTATCCAAAGCATCTTGTATAACCGAGAATAAACAATCGCCTGCTTTTTTTGTACCTATTTCTTCATATAAAGAATCAACTATCCCATATTCATTTCTTTTCATAAATTCTTGAATCCAATTTGTGGGATTTTTAAATCTTCTTTTTTCTATATCATCCGTGGTACGCGTTTCTAAATTACCCTCCTTTTCTTCGTCATCTCCCAAATTAAAAGTATTTCCTTCTATTCCTTCCTGAAAATCTCCCGTTAATTCCCTTTCAACCTCCTCATCATCATCAGTAACAACAAATCCCTCGGGCTCACTATCATTTTTTTCATCATCATTTTTTTCATCATCATCATTTTTTTCATCATCATCATTTTTTTCATCATCATCTTGTTCATCATCTTCCTCATCAGATTCTATTAAATCATCTGATTCCTCTTCTTCTTCTTCAGTTACTACTTGATTTGCTAATTTTTCTTTTAAATATTCATAACTAACAAAATTATATATTAGAGGCTCGTTAACCTTATCAATATCTAAATCTCCATCATCATCCAAAACATCCATTAATCTTTCTGAATTAAATTCATAAACTCCAATTTGTGTATCTACTTTATCATTTATTATTAAATATACAGGATTATATAAAACGCCATCATCAATATATTTATATTTTGTATCACCTAAAGCTATAATAATAATAATATCTTTTACTTCTATTTTATATAAAGATGCATTAAAACCTTTGTCTTCACTTTCAATAAATTTCTGCTCTAAATAATTTATTTTATCATTAATTCTTGACAAAACCATATATTTTAATTAAATATTAAAAATTTACTAAGGTAACGATCTTGTTTAATTTCTTTCATATACGCCCATAATTTTTTTCTTTTGAAAACAATTTCTATATTTTTTGGATTAATTTCAAATATAACAATATCTTGTATTAGTTCATCCTTTTTTTTTTTTCGTTTTGAAATATTATAATATTCAGCAATTTTTTCTAATTGAGGTTTTATAAAATTGGTTTGATAATTAACTTCCTGTGCAACAAAACTTCCCATATCTTTTTCTATATCCATTAAATTAACAATATTTACAAGTTCATCATATGTTACTTCGTTTTTTTCATTTTTGGGTTCATTTAATGTGACAGATATATTTTTTTTTATTATCATTAAAAAAAAATAAAAAAAGATTTTAAGTTAATTTTATTCTTTAATATCTAAATACTTAAATTTAATTTTATTTGTCAAACTTGGATACTCAGATTTTTTAAAATTTAAAATTTGTTCAATATCTTTGTTAATTTTAATCCACTTTTCATTATTCTCAAAAAAGGAATCATTATTATTTAAAAAAATGAAAATATTTTCAACATATTCTTCAATTATATAATGTTTATTTTCTTGTTTTAATAAATTAAAAATTTTTTCATGCAATAAAATTATAAAATTTAATATTGTTTCAATATCAATTACATTTTTTTTCATTAAATTCATAAAAAAATAACTCATTGCTTTTCGTTTATCGTTTAACTCATTCATATCACAAAATTTATCATAATCATCGTCTGAATTTATATATATTATTTCTTCAAATCCATCAAAAAATGTTTGTAAATTTTTTACACATTCATTCAACATTTCATCAAATTCATTAATTAATTTCTTATATAATTTTGCATATATTTCAGAATAAAATTGATTGGTGCTTGCCATTTCAAAAATATATTTGCAAATAATAATTAAATTTTTTTTATCATTCTTGAAATTTCTTATTTTTAAAAGAATTTTTTCTGAATTTTCATTATATGTATTTTCCGTCATTTTATTTAAAAATTCTCTTAATATATTCATTTCTTTTTCAATTCCATCTATCTTTTTCTCTATTTTTGTAACCTTGAAATTTCTTAATAATTCCCAATTTGCTTTTGCTTTTTTAGAATTTTTTTCTTTAAAATTGGGTGTTTTTTGATATGTTGGAGCTCCAACCAATTGTGCCAAATTATTTATTATTTGAATTATCTTATCGTCCAATTTTGTATCAAATTTTTCATATTCTTTAAATAATTCCAAATTATATCTCATCATAATATTACTATTTATATCTTTTTATTACTTAAAAATATATAAATTATATAATATAGTATATGGAAGTATTATCTACTGATGAAAATGAAAATGAAAATAGATTTGAAAGTTGGGAAGATGAGAAGCTTGATATAAATATAAAATTACTTAGAGGAATTTATGCCAATGGATTTGAAACACCAAGTCCAATACAAAAAAAAGCATTGATACCAATAATTAAAGGAGGCGATATTATCGCACAAGCACAATCAGGAACCGGAAAGACGGGCGCATTTGTAATAGGTTCATTAGAAATTATTGAAGAAAAGTTAAAAAAAACCCAGGTAATTATTGTTTCACCAACAAGAGAACTATCACGACAAACATATGAGGTAACAAAAGCAATATCTCAATTTTCGGAAATTACAGCTCAATTACTTATTGGTGGAACTTCCACCGATGATGATAAAGAACAATTAACAAATAATATTCCCCATATAGTTATTGGATGTCCTGGTAGAATTTTTGATATGATGCGTAGAAAATATCTAAAAACAGATAAAATTAAATTTCTTGTTCTTGATGAAGCTGATGAAATGCTTTCATCGGGTTTTAAAGATCAAATTTATAAAATTTTTCAATTTATGAATAATGATGTTCAGGTCGGGCTTTTTAGTGCAACAATGCCTGATGAATTAAGTATGTTAACGTCAAAATTTATGAGAAATCCAAAAAAAATTCTTGAAAAAAAGGAAATGTTAACTTTGCAAGGAATTGCACAATTTTATATAGCATTAGATAACGATGAACATAAATATGCAACCCTAAAGGATCTTTTTTCAACATTGACTATTTCACAGGCAATTATTTATTGCAATAGTATAAAACGTGTAAATGATTTATACGAAGCAATGATTCATGATAATTTTCCGGTTACAAGAACTCATAGTGGGTTGGAGGAATCAGAAAGAAAAAAAGTATTTGATGAATTTAAGTCAGGAACTGCAAGAGTTTTGATTTCAACCGATCTTTTTTCCCGAGGAATTGATATACAACAAGTTAGTATTGTAATTAATTTTGATGTCCCTAAAAATGTAGCTACCTATCTTCATAGAATTGGAAGATCTGGAAGATGGGGAAGAAAGGGAACCGGTATAAATTTTGTTACACGAAGAGATATGAGTCGCATTAAAGATATTGAAGGATATTATGATACAGAAATTCAAGAATTGCCGGAAAATTATATTCAACTTATTTCTCGTTAGCAACTTTTGGGAAAAGTTGCGCAAAACACGGTTCAACTCAGAGGGGGCGACACCCCCCCGATGCGTTATTTTTTTTTTTGACTTATCTTGTTATGTTATATGACATTCAAATTACCAATTGAATTTTTATCAACAAAGAATCAAATTGATAAAAATATAATAGAAGATTTAGAATTAATTGAAACAAATGATACATCACAAAATCCAATTTATTCAAATTTATTCAAACCTACAACCATTTTAGGTAAAAAATGTTTAAAAGATTGGGGGAAATATTATACAACTGATATAAATTTTTTAAAAGAAACACAAAAACTTTTAAAAAAAATTCAACCAAATATTCAAAAAGAAATTATAGAAAATGCATATAAAGATTGGCAAGAAATTAAAAAAACATCAGATTTTTGTGAAAAATATCAATATATTGAATGGGAAAGAATAAAAGGAATTAATAGATATAGCACATTTCTTACATTCCTAAGTTATTATAATCTATCTGCTCCCATTTTTAATCTAGCATTACCAATTATTATATTAATTTTACCTTTTTTTATATTGAAAATGACAAAAATTCCTATAACTTGGTCTGCATATTATTCTATTGTAACAATGCAAATAAAAAATCATATAATTGGAAAAATTTATTATAATTTCCGAAATATTGATTGGAATCAAAGAATTTATTATATATTTTCATTTGGAATTTACATATATAACATATATCAAAATATATTATCATGCTATAGATTTTATAAGAATACTTATAGAATTAGCAATTATTTTTTGACATTACAAAAATATATTGAATATACTGTTAAAAATATGCAACATTTTAATTCTATTATTCATAAATTTAAAACATACAAACAATTCTCACAAGAAATTTCAATATATCAAGAACAATTACAAGATTTTTACGATCAAATTATTGTTATACGGGGAAAAATATTGTCATTTAAAAAAATTGCACAAATTGGTTATGTAATGAAACAATTTTTTATATTATATGACGACGAAAAATTAGAAAAGGCTTTTATGTTTTCCTTTGGTTTTAATGGTTATTTGGATACATTATCGGGTTTAAAAGAAAATATCAATAATAGGTTTGTGACAAAAACAAAATTTTACAATTCGGAAAAACCAATTGTAAAAATTAAAAAATCTTATTATCCGGCTTTAATAGGAAAAAATCCTGTTAAAAATGATATTAATCTTTCAAAAAATATGATATTAACAGGTCCAAATGCAGCAGGTAAAACCACACTTATAAAAAGCACATTATTAAATATATTATTTTCACAACAAATTGGTTATGGTTTCTTTAAAAAAGCAGAAATAACCCCATTTGATTATATACATTCATATATTAATATTCCTGATACGGTTGCTAGAGATAGTTTATTTCAAGCTGAAGCAAGAAGATGTAAAGAAATTATTGACACAATTGAATCTTATCCTGATAAAAAACATTTTTGTATATTTGATGAATTATATTCAGGAACAAATCCATATGAAGCAATTGGGAGTGCTTATTCATACTTAAATTATATGAACAATTTTAATAATGTCAAATATATGCTTACAACCCATTTTATTAAATTATGCACATTATTTGAAGAAGATGAAAAAGTTTCAAATTATAATATGGAAACCAA